GCACTACTGCGGCAAGAAACCCAAATACGCCCGCCGAGGCACTCGCAGAACTGGCAAAGGACAGCGACTGGCATGTCCGCATGAATGTGGCATGGAATCCCAAGTTAAAAGAAGTTTTAACCGATAAAAAATAAAAGCGATGAAGACTAGACACAATTTCAACAGAGGCCTAAGAATGGACTTGGCATGCAGCAGAAACGACTATTTCAGACCTGTATTTTCATATATCTATTTTAAAGACGGTTACGCTTATGCAAGCGACACACATATCTTGGTAAAAAACAAGCTATCCGAATGCTCCACATTCACCGATGAAGAAATAGAAAAGCTCGATGGTAAGTTTATAGGCTCAAAAGCCTACAAGTCTATCCTCTCTTACGATATGGTACAAGTTACAGACATGGGGTTTGAATGTATATTGTATGACAATCAAAAAGTTATATACCCGTTTGCTGATGGATATAAATATCCTGAAATTGAGAAAACGATTTCAGAACATCTAAAAGAGAGTACAGAGGGAATCACAAAGTTACGGATAGAACCTTCGCTCCTCTCCAAGATTGAGAAAGCACTATTCAATTTTGAGGACGCATATATGCAGCTTTCGGAAGGCAATAAATCTTTGGTCGTTAAAAATCGGTATAGCGATAGTATCGGAATCATTAGGCTAAAATCAATAATAGATTAACCACGAATCATTATGTTTTACGAAATCAAACTGAAAGTAGAAAAAGAGAACAGCAAAGGAGAGATGAAAGAAGTCATCGAACACTTCATCACCGATGTAGAACTGTTCGCCGAGGCCGAAGCCAAAGGACTTGAACAGTACAACGGAAATTGCGATGTAATCTCTATCACCCGCTCTAATGTCGTCGAGATAGTCAATGAGAAGGAAGAAGGCAAGCCCTTCTACAAAGCCACGTTGATATACATATTCATTGATGACAACGGCAATGAAAAGGAAACGAAGTACTACAACCTCGTTTGCGCCAAAGACATCACCGAAGCCAACCGCCTCATGCAAGAACACATGAGACAAGGTCTTAACGACATGCGGTTGGACGGAATTGTGAAAACAAAAATCATGGACCTGATATAGGAGCATAATGTGAGACATTCCCGCAAGCCGAACCGGGTACGTGGTCGAGCACCATACGGAGAAAGGAACTGCGGGGAGAAATAAGCCATAAGTGTTTTAGGTGGTATCGGCAGTGGTTCAAACGGGAGAGCGGTATAAGTCGAGTATAAGGAGCGAATATACAGTTGCGGGTTCGAGTCCCGCCTGCCGAACAAAAAGAGAAAGATACAATATAATGGAAGAACAAGCCACATACAACAGAAAACACAAATACGATGTAGTGATAGGGATAGACCCCGACGTTGAGCGTAGCGGCTACTCTGTATTGGACACAAGGAAAATGAAAATGGAGATGAGTGTTTGCCCATTCCCCTTGTTGGTAGAGGGCATAAAAAAACTTCATGAGCACTGCAAGAAAAACGATGAACGAGTGGCGGTATATGTCGAGGCCGGTTGGAAAAACAAATCCAACTGGCACTTGTCACCGAAAGACACACGGGCGAGCGCAGCCAAGAAAGGCGAGTACGTAGGCCGCAACCAAGAGACAGGCCGTAAGATAGTCGAGACGTTGCTCCATTACGGAATCAAAGTCATAGAGCAATCTCCTTTGCGCAAGTGCTGGCAAGGGAAAGACGGCAAGATCACCCATGAGGAATTGAAGAGGTTGTGCCAGATGAGCGGTATAGAGTTTAACAGACCCCGCAGCAACCAAGAAGAAAGGGACGCAGCCCTGCTCGCTATCACCTGCTCCGGATTGCCCATTAAATACAAAGTCGTTGAATCTAAAATAAACAAATGATATGACAGCAGAAGAATTTATAAAATCGGTAAGCGCAGAAGATTGCGCAGGCGGGCATATATACCGTAGAGTTTCAGAAGATGATGCCTTAAAAGCTATTGAGATGACAAGACTCGAAAAAACGCAGACATTTGTCGGTATGCAGGGCTGGATATGCCCTAAATGCGGTAGAGTTTATTCGCCAATGACATCTATGTGCACATATTGCCACAACGAAAACATCATAAATTCACCTTATTGTGGTATGTAAATTTTAGTATTATGAGCGAACAGGTATTATCAATAGAACAAATGCTATGAAAACGAACCAACTGATGAAAAGGCGAATGGGTAATCTTGATGTTATCCAAAGAACAGCCGACGGATATTTTAACGCCACACTGTTGTTGAAACTGTGGAACAGAGAAAACCCGAACGAAAAAAGAGAGCTTGACAATTTTTGGAAAAGTACTAACCTTGACAAGCTAATGTCCGAAATTGCTGAAAACGAACTCAATTTTAAATCCGTAGATTTTACGGAATTAAAAAATGCACTGTCAAAAACGAGTAGAGGCAAATCGAACGGAGTATTGCTCTAACTTCGTAATTTATTATGGCAGCGAGAATCCTTGCAAAACTAATCGCTTCTTTACGTTTGATTTGATGATTAACAAATACGTGTCTGGATTCATATCTTCTAAGGATAGGACTACAAGAAAGAATGCAAGAAATGCATTCAAAGGTATTTTTGAGATTTAATTTAGTACCTTTACAATACTAAAACAAACAACATTACTAACAATTAAAAGACAAGAACGATGAAATACCAAGTATCAAAGAAAGGTTCAAGTGTAACATTTAAGTTTGCAACATACGAAGAAGCAGTTGATTTTTGCAACACAATGATTTTTTTGGAAAATGCAAGAGGTGCTGAATATCCAGAACTTACAATAAGTGAAATAAAATAAGACATATTACATAAGAGCAATGAACACATTTGATTTTTATCAAGACCGCAAAGTAACATGTTGGGAGCGTACTCAGTTTTCTATCGAAGCGGAAAGTTATAAAGAAGCGTTAGAAATAATAAAATCATGGGGAGGTGAAGATGTACTTTGTTTTGAAGATGACAAGCAGATAATGGTTACAGACGGAGAAACTTTATATGAAACATCAGAGACCATTTCTCCTATTGATAACGGAGGTAGACCAACTATAGAAGTATTTGATAGCACAGGAAACAAAATTACTGATAATGTCATGAAAACACGATTATGAAAGTATATAACTCAAATGGTATATTGGTAGCAGAAGGCTATTTTGTGTCCAATCCTAATTTTGTCCCCAAAGGTGAATACAAAGAAACAGAATTGGACAGATACAAGCGTAGTGTTGATTTTCGAATAACGAGCTGTGGTAACAGGTATGAAATCATCTTCAATAAGCCTGTTGTTCTCAAAGAGACACGTTCTATCAAGCGCATAAGCAGTAAAAACAGTTACGCATACCTTGTTACAGAAAAAGCCTTAGAAAGCCTGAAAAAGCAATATACTCACGCTTGCGATTTCTAATCTTATTATCATAAAAAGTTTATTTACAAATTAAATTATCATACAATGGACAAACAAATAGCATCTGTTTATGAAACATACGACTACGATAAGTTTCATATCATGGAAAAAGGGAATAGGGAAATTGACCATTACAAGAAGATTGCAACTCAAATGAATGAGCAATTCCTATTTACAGTTATTATTGTGAATGAAAAATTTGAAATAATAGATGGGCAAAACCGTTTTCTTGCATCAAAGGAACTACATAAACCTATAAGATACATCATAGTAGAAGGATACGGCGTTGAGCAGGTGCGTATGTATAATATGGAAGCTCGGAATTGGCAAAAAAAAGACTTTGTTAAATCCTATGCAGATGAAGGTAAAAAAGAGTATGTGAAGATGATGGAGTTTCAAAAAAGGTATCCAGATTTCCCAATCTCTATATGCGAATTTTTCTTGCGAATGTCTTTGACTTGTGATTATGATAAAAAGAGACACCTAAACCATAGTGCCATACGAAGAGGTCTTTTTGTTATAAAAGATTTTGAAACCTCATGCAAACTAGCAGATATGGTAATGGCTTATAAACCCTTTTGTGAAAACCAGAGTTCACCAATATACAGGAGAAGGGAGTTTGTAGCAGCTATTATAAAGCTATATCGATGTGAAGACTTTGACAATGAGCTCGTATTAAAGAAAATAAAACTCAATCCCCGTGCTTTCACTCCATGTGTAAATTCCGATGATTATATCAGAATGATCGAAGATATAGTGAATTTCAGAAGTAGGAATAAGGTGAGATTTAATGTATATTCAAAATAGTAATAAAGGCAGTAAATATCGCTGATTCTCTAATAGTAGAGTTTAAGAAATATATTTCATTTCTTAAATCTTGCTACCTGAAAGGAGTGTCAGCGATATTACTGTATTTGTATCAAATTTGCCGCTCAACGGAGAATGCTGGAAAACACTAAAACTGTCAAATATAGTAGATTAAACAAATTTAGTTTTAAAAGTAAATGAATTTCATTCACTTTTACTATTTTTGAAAAAAAATCGTATGAAGTAATACGAAACATGCCTATGGACGAAATTAAAATTTTTGAGAATGAGCAATTCGGAAAAGTAAGAATTGCGATGAGTGAGAGTAACGATCCATTGTTTTGCTTGGCGGATGTGTGCCGTGTTATAGGCATTACTAACGCAAGAAATGTCAGGTCAAGACTTGAAGAAGATGATGTCCGCCAAATGGACACCATAGATTCGTTAGGTAGGAATCAACAAGTTACATTTATAACAGAAAGCGGTTTATATGATGTGATAATTCGCAGTGAAAGCGAAAAAGCAAAGCCGTTTCGCAAATGGGTGACAAGTGAAGTTCTCCCTTCTATCCGAAAACATGGTGTATACCTGACAAACGAAACGCTAGAAAAGGCTCTTTTATCTCCAGATTATTTAATTAAACTTGCTACCCAAATTAAAGAAGAACGCCAAAAGCGCATTGAAGCAGAAAAAAAAGTAGCTGAAGCCGCACCATCAATTGCATTTACGAATGCTGTTCAATCTTCTAATACTTCTTGCTTGATTGGAGAGCTTGCTAAATTAATTGCTCAGAACGGTTATCCAATCGGAGAAAAGCGGTTATTCGCATGGCTGCGTGAAAACGGATATCTTGGGAAACATGGTGAACGGTACAATATCCCCAATCAGCAATATATTGAACAAGGATTATTTGAGTTGAAAAAAGGAGTACGGTCTGGTAATGGTGGAGTATTACATACCACTATAACACCGAAAATAACCGGAAAAGGACAAGTATATTTTGTAAACAAATTCCTTAGAAATCAATAATAAATACACAGTGTGAAGATGCACTGCACAATTGTACAATCATGGACGAAATAACCACTATATTAGACAGTGCCCGACCCGTTGATAATATTATCAATGACTTAAAAAGAAAATCCGTTTGTGTTCCTTCATGGGAAATTCTTATTAAAGCGTATGAACCATCATTCCATGAAATAGCCAAAGATACTATAACAAGAAAAGATAAAATACGCAAAGACGGGACAAAAGAAGAAGCATCACGCATTTACATTGGCCTTGAAAAGCTGCTTACAAAGCGTATGACCGAGTTCATGTTTGCTATTCCTGTAAAACGTATCTATCACAACACAGAAGGATTTGAAGTCCGCCAACAGATAGCAAAGGCTATAGAGTCAATTTACAAGTATGCCCGAATCGATACAGAAAATATTAAACGTGCAAATGCGTATTTCGCATCATGCGAAATCTTCACAATTTGGTATGTAGTAGAAAAGCCCAATACATTATATGGGTTTAATAGTAAGTATAAGCTAAAATGCAAGACATACTCACCGATGGAGGGCGTAAAACTATATCCATTGATTGACGAACTTGACGATATGCTTGCAATGTCCTTTGAATACACAAAAAAGGTAAAGGACGAAGAAATTACTTATTTTGAGACCTACACATCAGACAAACATTATAAATGGAAACAAAATGGTAAGGGCTGGGAGCCTGTCGGCACTGTTGAACAGATACGGTTAATGAAAATACCCGGCGCATACGCACTTAGGCCTGTACCTATATACCACGGATTAACTCGTATTCGCAAAGAATTGGAATATACACTTTCTCGTAACTCTGACGTGATTGCCTATAATTCAGCACCAATTTTGAAAATAGCCGGTGGTATACAAGGCAAAGAAGATAAGGGAGAAAGCCGTAGAGTTTACCGTGTGGAACAAAATGGAGATGTATCGTATGTATCGTGGGCGCAATCTATCGAGGCATTGAAGTATCACGTGGAAACCCTTCTTAAACTCTATTGGATGCAATCGCAGATGCCGGACGTTTCTTTTGACAACATGAAGTCTTTGGGGAACATAGGTTATGATGCCAGACAAATGCTTTTGACCGATGCACACTTAAAGGTTGGTGACGAAAGCGGCTCATGGATTGAGCTTTTCGAGCGTGAGGCAAGTGTCATCAAAGAATTTTTAAAGCACATGAACACATCATGGGCAAGCGAAATTGATAATATAGAGATTGAACATATCATTACACCCTTCATACAACAAGATGAAGATGCCACAGCAGATCGCTTATTGAAACTTAATGGCGGAAAACCAGTCATGTCACAGCTTGAATCTATCCAACAGGCAGGTTATAGCAATGACGCACAGGCTACATTGGAACAGATACAGCAAGAGGAGGCTATCACTTCACAAAGCAGGGTCAACAATATATTCGGAGAGTCAGCAATTTAATTAGATAATTATGGAGAATATCAGTTTTCAAGAGAAAGACGGTCTGTATATCACCTGACAGGGTTGAAAATAAATAATACGTAATGGCAAAGCCGAAAACTCCAAATCAGAAACACAAGTACAGCGAACTGAATAAACGGCTCGCCAAGTACGTCATGCTTGTGGAATCCATATACGAGGATTTGAATTTAGAGGCGGCTAAAATATTCGGAATTACCGATTTTACTATTGATAGTGATAGGCCGTTTATGTGGTCGGATTATCCCCAAACAAGAAAACGGATAAGAGACTTACAAGAAAGGTTCGTTGAGGACATCGGAGCTGTAATATATAGTGGCACTTCTGAAGAATGGAAAAACAGCAACGAAGTTCAAGACCTACTTGCTAACAAAGTATTGCAAACTTATGGTGCTACCATAGGTAAGAAGAATTACGAAATCCTATACCAGCCCAATAATGATGCATTGAAAGCGTTCCAGCAACGTAAGGATAAAGGATTTACCATCTCAGATAAGTTGTGGAATCAATCGATCCTGTATAAGCAGGAACTTGAAGAAGCTATATCATGTGCTATTCAGAAAGGCACGAGTGCAATCACATTAAGTAAACAAATCTCCAAATATCTGCTCGATTTTCCACAACTGCAAAAGGATTACAAGGAAAGGTTCGGAAAAGCATCACGATCAATGGATTGCGAGTATCGTTCTATTCGTTTGGCTGCTTCCGAAATCAATATGGCATACCGCCAAGCAGAAAACTTACGCTGGCAGCAGATGGACTTCGTTGTGGGGTATGAAATCAAATTAAGCAACAACCATACTTGCAACGGAAAGCCTTTTCAAGACATTTGCGATATACTAGCTGGAAAATACCCGAAAGACTTCCAATGGACCGGTTGGCATCCCCTTTGCAGATGTTACAAGATACCCATTTTAAAGACGGAAGAAGAATTTTGGGAATGGGACGGTCGTAGTGAAGCCTCGACAGCAAGCGTGAACGAGGTTAAAGACGTCCCGGACGATTTCAAAAAGTGGATAAACGAAAATATCCAGCGAGCAAAGAGTTGGGACAGCGCACCTTATTTTATTCGTGATAATGATAAATATATTCGTGAGGACTTTAAGGTAAATGTTTATAACAAGACAGAAAAAGCCTTTGTTCGTAAGCGCAGGACAAATCTTGCTATGAGCCGTGTAGAGTATTACAACAAGATCTATCCTCACATTCCCGAAGTGCAGCAGGCTGCGGTCAATGCTTATACACAAGCCATCTCCTCCATCAACAAGGGGGCTACCAGTCGTGAAATTAACCGCCGTTTACGAAATGGAACGGAAGATGAATATGTGAACGTGGCAAGCCGTCTGATAAGTCAAGCCTTATCAAAGCTACCCAAATATGAAGGTGTAGTTTATCGTGGCGAGACCATGAGCATAAAGAAACTTCAAGAACGGTTCCTTGACCATATCGGCGATGTAGTGTCCGATAAGGGTTTCATTTCTTCCAGCCTTTACATGGATGCACCTATGAAGTTCATATCACATGCCGGAATACCCAAGAATCACAAGCGTGTAATCTTTGAGATACAGAGCAAAAACGGGCGAAATATCAGTAAAATATCAGAATTTAACGGTATATTTACACTTGAAAATCAACATGAAATCTTGTTTGATAAAAGGACAAAATTTTTATTGCCATCTATTCCAGAGGAACGAAATGGCATTATTTATATTAAATTGATAGAACAATGAAGAGCAAGGTAAAAATAATTAGCAGAAATGGAGAAAATGGTCGGGTAACTCATTTTGAATATAAAGGCATTGGATATTGGATGCTGACAACCGAATTTGAAAAAATGACAGATTCAGATTTCGATAGATTACACCAAAATTCAATGCAAGAAAAGAAAAAATGGGAGAAAGTAAGCAAGCGTATCGAAGCCCAGCGTGCCGCTATGACACCCGAAGAACGCGCCGGCTGGGACGAGGCCGACCGTGCCGTATTTGAGCGTTGGCAAGATGAAGCCAATACTAATATGTACCTTGACGGCATTATCGATGAAAATGAAGACCCGGATTTCAATCCATTCAGGAAAGACGATAAATAGTAGCAACCATGAAGCAAATCAAGCTATCAAAACAGGAGAAGCAAGTGTTACGTTTAATCAGCAGCGGGATTGTCTGCCCAAACACATATCCGCACCATATATTCATTTCATGCGTAGGTTCTCTGGAAAGATTGGGCCTTGTCAAAGGGCTATGGAACGAAGGGCATGAACTTGAAGATGTCCGCATGACAAAATATGGGAAAATCTATCTTGCTACCAATCCTAACTTGCACAATCCCATAGACTGGAAATGGATTATAACTACCATCATCGCAATAGCAAGTGCCATATTCGGAGCTATGGCCTTGTTCGTGGCTTGCTCGATAAAATACGGATAGTTCCTTTGATTTTAAAAAGAAAGAAAAGAATTGATGTTTGTACGACTCTAATTTGGCATTTGTTTACACATCTATTTTGAGGCATATAAAAAGCGGTGAGATTAATTTTTCATCGCTTTCTTTTTACCTTTTCTGTTACAACTTTTTGGGAAACATCTTTCATCAATTTGTCCGTATAATATGTTAAAAACATACTTTTCACCTATTTATGCTTGCATATATGTCATTTATAAATTACCTTTGTAATATGAAACTAAGAGAAGTTATAACCTATAAAAGCTATTTCGATGATTTCTTTAAAGACCAACCTCAAAAGGTTCGGGATAAAATCATTAAGATATTAGACATCATCGAACAAGTTGAACGTATCCCAACAACGTATTTGAAATATATCGAGGGTACAAACGGGCTTTTCGAGGTCCGTGTTCAGCTTGGCAATAATATATTCCGTATTTTTTGTTTCTTTGATGGAAATAGATTCATTATTTTATTGACCGGCTTTCAGAAAAAGACACAGAAAACACCACAGACGGAAATAGAACGAGCCGTGAGGTTAATGAATGAATATTACGAAGAAAAAAGAAAGGAGACAAATACATGAACACAAAAACATTAGACCAAATTAAAAACGAATATTATGGTCAAGTCGGTACTCCTGAACGAGACCGAATAGAACGTGAACTTGAAGCTTTGAGGATCGGGTTCAAAATACGTAGTGCAAGAGAGAAAAAGGAAATGACGCAAGCCGAACTTGCCAGCAAGATAGATAAGAAGCGCACCTTCATTTCAAAAGTGGAAAACGATGGCGAGAACATTACTCTGAAAACCTTATATGATGTCGTGGAGCGTGGTCTCGGCGGAAAGCTGAAAATTGAAGTGATAATTTGACCCCTCAATAAATAAACATTAATCCCCATGTCTTTATTTGCGAAGATATGGGGATTTTACTTTAAACTGAATACCGCCTTACGATTCTCCGCCTTACGGAATCGTATAATAGCCCTCTAAGGTTAATAATATTGAATTATGTATGAAATTCATACACTTTCAAGATTCCATGCTATAATTTTGTGCCCAATAATTAGCATTACTTCATAAAATTCAATACATTTGTAATGCTACAAGTTGATGAACTTAATCATCTCGCAGGGCAAGCGGTTAATTTGCTCAATAGAAAGTTGGGCTTTTTTATGCCTATACTTTTATATATTGGCGGCCTCCTATACGTAAGTAAAGATTAGCCTTTCGAGGTGAAGTCCATTAACTTGTAGCAGCGTATATGGCGGCCGCTTTTTGCTGCCTATCATACAACTTAATGCTACAAGTTTATGGCAGCCCAAATTCAAGTCCTAAAACAAACAGAATTGCTTGGACACCAATTCACAGTCTACGGAACAGCAGAAAATCCCATGTTCCTTGCAAGAGAGATTGCAGAATGCATCGATTACGACAAAACAAGCCTTAACAAATTGGTTGCATCTGTAGATGATGATGAAAAGGGTCGGAACATTATTCCGACCCCCGGTGGAAACCAACAAGTTTGGTTCCTAACCGAAGGTGGTTTATACGAAGTCCTTATGCAAAGCCGCAAGCCAATAGCCAAACAATTCAAGAAAGGGGTCAAACAAATCCTTCACGAAGTACGCACCACAGGCGGCTACATCTCTACCAAGCAAGAAGACACACCAGAAGAAATCATGGCACGTGCGCTAACCATTGCACAAGCCACTCTTGCCAAAAGAGAAGAACGATTAAAACAGCTCGAAGCTGAAAATGCCCAAAAACAAATTATCATCGAGAGAAAAGACGAGGAAATATCCATGAAGGACGATACTATAAAGGTCCTCGCCCCCAAAGGTAAATGTTACGATGAAATCATGTCGAGTGAAGGACTTGTAACGACAAACATGATAGCGGCATTCTTAGGTGTATCGGCGATCAAGCTGAACAAACTACTATGTGAATGGGGAGTTCAATACAGACAATCTTCTGTTTACTTCCTCACGGCCAAATACCGCAGTAAAGGATTTACCAGACATGTCCCCTACCCTTATATGGATAACGGAGTACAGAAATCAAGAGAACACATGTATTGGACCGAATCTGGCAGAAAGTTTGTCATTGAATTGTTCAATACCAAACTCTCGGCATAATATCAGCTATATCCATAAAGTTATATAAATTCAAAGGGGCGGTTTATCCGCTCCGTGGTTGCCCTACCTAATAGGGTGCTTTTTATGTTTGTTAAATTATAGACGGGGCAGCCGCTTGTGAAAGTAAGCTATCCCACCGGTAGCGGACGTGTCCGGGAGGATTCCCGCTATTTCAAACATAGGTTAAACAATAAGCTTTTTTTATATGGGAACGAACGAATTAAAACAAGATACACAGACAGTAGAAGTAATCGAACATCGTAGCGTCGATACCATGCGTAACGCAGTCATCAGTGGACAGACAAGGGAGTTATTAATCATGTTGGCAGGATTGCAGGATATAGAGAACTCTTTTTGCAACTGGAAGAACAAGTACGGAATTGTATCAGATAATGATATAGACCACTTTATACAACTAACAACCCAATGCGGAACCTTGATACAGGAAAGTATCATTAAGTCTATAAATGACAATTTAGGCCGATTAGATTTTAAGGCGATATGAAACGTAATATTTTAATCATTAATATAAAGATACCGATGTTTATAATATATCGGATCCCGATTTCCTGAACGTCTCCCTCTCCGAGCTTTCAGGCTGGGTGGAGTATCCAGACGAACGGCAAGCCGAGAGAGAAATTTTTCTAAAATAGAATAAAAACAGATACGATTGTTTGCTAATTTGGAAACAAATTATTATCTTTGTAAATATAACAAGAAACGATATGGCCGGACATACGATAACCATAATACTAAGCGATGAGGCGAACAGTTTTGTAAGGCAGCAGCCATTCAAGGCACAGCAGAAGATAGCGTATAATATTCGTAGAGTGCAGAGTGGTCTAATAGAAAAGGACGTTTTCAAGAAATTGGAAAACTCTGATATATGGGAGTTACGGACGCTTTTCAATGGAATTTGTTACCGTCTGTTTGCTTTCTGGGACACCGAGAAAGGGGCTTTGGTAGTAGTTACTCACGGGATAGTGAAAAAGACACAGAAAACCCCTAAAAAGGAGATAGAAAAGGCAGAGAGAATAAGGAAAGAATATTTTAATGATAAAAAGTAACAGATATGGCAAAGATGAATTTCACACCAGCAGACAAATTGATAGATGATGTATGGGGAAAGGTGGGCACTCCCGAAAGGGACGCTATGGAAGCTCAACTCAAAGATGATTTGCAGGCTTATTACATTGGAGAGGCTATCAAGGCAGAAAGGCTCAAACAGAACCTTACACAGGAGGAATTAGGCAAAAAGGTAGGCGTGAAACGCTCTCAAATTTGTAAGTTGGAGAGCGGTAAAAGTTCTATAACCCTTTCCACGATGAGTAGAGTATTCCAAGCTTTGGGAATTACAACGGCCACCCTTGATTTGGGAATAGGCGGAAAGGTTGCTTTGTGGTAAGCATATAAAGCAGGAACTATAACGAGGAGGACGCAAAACGCCCTCCTTTTTTTGTCTCCTTATACTTTAAATTTAGGTCGTGATCAGGTAATAAATAAACTTAAACGAGTTACAAATGAAATCATTGCTTCATTCATAATCTTTAATTCAAATCCAGACAATGCTATCCTACAATCGAGAGATACCGGCTTAAAGATTCTATTTCAGCTCGTATAACAACCTTTTGGAACTCTACCGGGTTGTTCTCCGTATGAGAGGCTTCCAATGCCTTGTAATAGCTTATTTTGTCCTCATTGCTGCCTTTGAGATTTACCAGCGTATAACCGTTGCGGAGTAAGTATAAGTTCATCAGAAGCCGAGATGTGCGCCCGTTCCCGTCTATAAACGGGTGTATGCGTACCAACTCATCATGAAGGTAAGCCGCAATGAGCACCGGGTGAATGCTTTGCTCCTCCATTTCGGCAAACCTTGTCATAAAAGCCTCCATTTGTGGCTGTATCAAATACGGCTGTGGAGGGACATGCGTACTTCCCGAAATCATGACAGGCACGCACCGATAACGTCCGGCATTCTCTCTGTCTATGCCATGTAGCACAATAGCGTGTATTTCCTTGATTGTGCGCTCCGATATTTCCATACCTCCCTTTGCAAAATCCTTTATGTAGTCTATCGCTTCAACGTGGTTAATCGCTTCAAGATGTTCACGCATTGACTTTCCGGCGATAGTAACTCCCTCGTTCACTACTAACTCCGTTTCTTGCAGTGTGAGCGTATTTCCCTCGATCCGGTTGCTTTCATAGGTGTATTCAATGGCAAACGCATTCTCTATCTTTTGCAGGGCGTCGGGTGGTAATGGGCGCAGCCCCAACAAACGGGCTTTCAACGTGTCGCATTGAAGCAATAACTTTGTTATTTCCTCGTTCATGGCTTAATCTTTTGACTCAATTACCTTTAACTTCGCTCCACATTTAGGACACGTCAATACAGTAGTATCGCTATTGGGGCGTACTTCTTCTGGTGATACAAACAATTCCCATATATCAACTCCTAAATTAGAAGCAATTGAAGTAAGAACTTTAATTGAAGGATTGCCTGATATATGTTGGTTCAATGCACTTTGGCTAATTCCCATTCTTTCGGCTAACTCTTTTGTCGTTATACCTTTTTGCTCAATAATATCTCTTATTCTCATATCCTAAAAGTTATTTCTGTTACAAAAGTCGTTTTTTTATTAGTATATACAAGCTATATCTTGTATAAATAAAGTTAAATACAAGATAAATCTTGCCCAAACTATTGTAAATACAAGATATAACTTGTACCTTTATATCATAAAACTAAAACAAAGATATGAAAACGAAAATCGACAAATCGCAACTTTTCAAAATGGCTTGGTCGGAATTCAAGAACCCAATTCGTGTCATGGGGCGTGAAATAAAGAAGTCATTCTCCCAATGTTTACGAAATGCATGGTTTAAATTGAAAATGGAAGCCCTTCGCTTCATAAAGAAGTCGGAACCCGCACAAAAGCCCGAACCGGTTGTGTTTGACGCAGCAATGGAAAGAGGGATAACGGAGTATTACAGAAGCCAAAGCGGGCGTTATTGCGGAGATTAAAATAAACAAAACACGTTGCTGCTCTTCCAAAACAGCACGAGACGGTAGCCCGGTCACGGGGAAAACAAAAGCCGGGCTACTTTAACAAAAACCAGTAAATTAAACCTATTGTCCGCGACACTCCCTTTCATTCATTATTATTACAAGTTAGCAAAAGTTAAACTCTTGATTATGAGCAAAATAAGGCTGCAAATATTTGGTTAACTCACTGATAATGAGTATCTTTACAATACTAAAAAAACAACATTACTAACATAAAAAACATAAGAGCAATGAATACGTATTACAAGTTTGCGCCAAATGTATTTTTGGCAAAGTGCGACGAGAAGCACGAAAAAGGAGAAGTTATAGAAGTTACAACCAAGTATGGAAAAGAAAATGAAAGCATAGTTTTCAATCTGATTTTCGAGCGTGACGGATTCTATTATTACTCCATCGTAAGAGCTGACGGATTCAACGTACAAGAATGGGCTAAACGTAGAGCCGAACGTAGACGTGAATGGTCTGTATCAGCAAATAAAAAAAGTCATGAATATTTCGAAAAGTCAAATAAGGATAGAGATTTTCTTTCACTTGGAGAACCCATTAAAGTAGGACATCACAGCGAAAGACGACACAGAAAAGCAATAGCGGATGCTTGGAGAAACATGGGTAAAAGCGTTGAATTTAGCGACAAAGCAACAGAACATGAAAGAGAAGCCGAATACTGGGACAAGCGTGCTACAACCATCAACCTATCCATGCCGGAAAGTATCGACTTTTACGCTCACAAACTGGAAGAAGCCAAAGAATATCATGAAGGTGTAAAGTCAGGGAAATATCCACGTGAACACTCCTACACTCTTACTTATGCAAAAAAAGCAGTAAATGAAGCTCAAAAGAATTACGACCTTGCAGTAAAATTATGGGGAGAATAAAAAATGGAAAAGTTGATTAGAAACGATAACGCTTGGAGTGTGATGATCATTACAGGGGATAAACTTGGCTATAAAAGCGAAGCTTTAGAACTTGCTAAAAAGGTGTTATTGGAGCATTATAGCCTATATCCAAGTCAAATACCTTTTTTATCAGGGGAGGCGACAAGAATACACAATTTAATTGCTTATGATAAAAAAGTTTATAAAGCAAACGAAATGGCACAACGCATAATAAAAGAGTTAGGACTATGAAAACGAAAGTTACAAAAGACGGTTTTGTCTGGCTTATAGTAGATAAAGACACAGCCACAGCCATATACAAAACTGGAACGCAAGAATTGTATTCTCTATACGACAACGATGCAGAAGGACTTATCGAAAGTGATGAAGATTTTGAAAGAGCATTACGGAGCAGTTGCCCATTTGGAGTTGAAGTTGGCTACATTAAAGACTTGCTCCCAACCTGTACGAAATGTGGTAATTCGCTTTTCCTCTCTCCTGCTTCTGGATATATGTGGCGGTGTAATAAATGTGATGAAGATTATACAAGTAATGAAATATGAAATATAAATTCAGAATAATCGAAACCTACTCGAAGGTTGTGGAGGTAGAAGCAGAAAACATGAATTCCGCTCATGAGAAAGTAGAAGAAATGATAAACACAGAAGAAATCGCCCTTACTGACGATGATTTTGAAGACATAGAAATTTACCCTTATGGAAACCAAAACAAGTAAAGCTATATCCCTACTCCACTCCGGGTCTTTGAAAGAAGCGTTGGCTATATTTTCTACATTTCGAGTTGGGTTCTCCAAAGAAGAACGTAGGACATTGAAGATTGCACATGAATGTCTCTCCGGAAATTCTGTTTTCTATCGACAACTCGGAATTGACACAGACAAGGAGATAGAGAAAAGCAAATCATTATTATTCGAGAAGTATGGGTAGAGGTGGTTATCGTAAGCCAAAAACAGCATCGGGAATATTCTGTGATTGTATTCGTCCATACAATATATGTCTGGTAAAGAGCAGATATATACATTCGATGCAAGGATAAGTATGGACGTGAAATATAGTTTGCAACTGGTTTGTTTGCACAGATACTTGACCGAAAGTTGCTGAGAGACAAAAAGTTAAACAAAGTTTAAGCCCACGATATTTAGTACGTAAACTATTGATATTCAATATATTATTTGTATATTTACATATCCAAAATAACAACTTAAACAATAAGAGCAATGAATAGAGTACAACAAATGACAGCAGAACTCAACAAGGTACTGCATTCAACTACATACCTGTTTGAGATTGATACAGAAGATTACGTTTTTGGTTTCAAGAAAACCATTAGAAAGCAGACAAAGGATTTGGTAAAGGCTATTAAGTTGGAGCAAAAAGTAAGAAAGGACTTAGGTAGATTCTTATCTGAAACCGTTCGTATCGTAGCGGTAAGAATGTATAAGAATGGCGAACTGAAGGCTGAGCTTAAAGCCGAAGAAATAACAGCAATGTATAATGGATAAAATATATAGCGATGAAAGCAAATAAAATCGTGTTCCTATACTATCCTTGTATGGTAATTGTATGTGAATCAATGGAGACTCCTAATTCCACAGACCCAGAAACAAACGATTTGAGAGAATATGCTAGAATAGTAAGGTTTTCATATGAAACAAAATTTTTCCCTGAGTTTGAGTTTATTCCTGCCGGTTCAATCGAATGGACTAAGCACGCAGATATGCTTAGTAAAGAACAGAAAGACAGCATAGAAAGATGTTCCCATCGATTACGATATGAAGACAAAGATCGGATTGATTATTTCGCTAAGCTAAAAGAAACGAGTATCAAATCACATAAATCATAAGCAATGAGAACAGCAACATTGAAAGAGCCATATAAAGGCTATAGAAACATAATTCTAATCGAATATTGGACGAACATGCATAAATGGGAAGTCGAGATTTGTGGAAGTGGTAAACATATTTTTGTATATGAAGACGAATTTGAGGAGGATTAAGCCATGACATACGAAGATTTGAAAGAAGAAGATGTTAATAAGATGCGGAATCTTAATCGCAAGAATCACTACTGTCTATCTTGTACAGAATTGGAATCACTTGCCAAGAAACATCAAAACCATCGCAAAATTGGTGATGAATATACCTGTTTACTTATAGAATATCGATTAACTGATATAAATTTCCACACCGAAGCGTCATTGTTACACGCTGGAGAATATGAAAAAGTCATAGAAATAATAAAAACGTGGTAGTTTAGACAATTTTAGCACTAAAAGTGCATGAATTTCATATACTTTATATATATTTACACCGTAAAAAGAACAAAAAATGAAGATTTTTACATCGTATTTCGGTAATAGCCGAAAACTGAAAGAGGCGGGAGTTAATATGATTTGCGTAGCAATCGGAAAACCCAGATTTATAGCTGGTATTCCACAAATGCTGAATGTTTGCCCAACTCGTTACATGGTAAGTGGGCCTTGTTCCCACGATGAATACCTAAAACTTTACGACAGAATATTGGCAAGCCAAGATGCGAACCAAGTCGTGAAACAAATTGAAATGTTAAGCGGAGGAAAAGACGTTGCTCTTTGTTGCTACGAAAAACCGGGTGATTTCTGCCATCGCCATATTTTGGCAAAATGGATCACAGAAAATACTGGTATTGAAATCACAGAATTTGGAGTTGTTGAGAAGAAAGAGCCCAATTATGAACAAGCGAGTTTGTTTTGAAAATAATGCCAACCATCAATAGCGTTTGATGGGATGCTGTCAGATTTGCCAAGCAAGCGGTGGTTTGACAGCATTGGTTTGGTTGAATGGCGAAGTGATTAACGCAACGGTCTGCAAAACCGTTATTCGTGGGTTTGAATCCCACTTCAACCTCAGAGATAAGAAATAACGACCGAAGTACAAGGAAGGGCAGTGGAAATTCTGTGCAGGCTGCCCATATTGCGGAAATAGCTCATCGGCAGAGCGTTGGCATTCCAGCCAAAGAGTGGGGTTCGATTCCCTGTTTCCGCTCGAATGCCGTTCAAGTCGGCTCGGTGATTGAGATTATGGTAAATGGCAGAAAGGTTCGATTCCTTTCTTTAGCTGGGTCTGTACAATCTGACAGCGTGGAAAGACACGCAAATTGTTTGTTAAGCCTGTCGGGAATACGCCCGGCAGGCATTTAACGCAAAGTGTATATGAAGTTATATACAACTCGATAATATGGACGATAAAGGACTAATAAGAGCATGTGAAAACTCCGGCTGCGGCTGGAAATGTTGTTCGTTCGGGTCGGACGGACATATTGTAATATTGCCCCATGAATTTGCTGGACACGAACAGGAAATATCCCATTTACAAATTATAGATAATGATTATTTTGGCGGTAAAAAAGTAAAATGTATCGCTAAAAACTGCAAATCATGTGATAACGGATATAAACCTATCATGTGTCGTACCTATCCATTGTGGATAAAATCAGTGAAGAAAGGCTTTGTTTTTCGCAGTGGTAAGTGTCCTTTGAAGAATGAACAGCTAACTAAACATAAAGAGTTTGTATTAGGTGTTTTAGACAATTACAGAAAAACATTATTACCTCAAACAGATATTGATGTATTCCTAGCTAAAGCATGGATAGACAGATATGAGCCTTTGTTTCCCACGTATATAGGAAGCATTGAGTGTAAAATGGAAATCAAATCTCTGTCCATGTCTGACATTTCTGAAATCGAAGCAATGGAACAAACCATGCTCTCAAATCCTGAATCCTGCTTTGCATCAGAACCACAGGATATAACTAAATGTTTACAATCTGGTTGCAGTTATGGCTTATTGCTAGACGGTTCTCTTGTAGCCTATTCTCTTGCTTATTTTACGGAATACGGTACGGCATACGTCGACAAATGTTTTGTCTGTTCTAGCTACAGAGGACATGGGTTCCAATACATCCTTCTTAATGCGAATATCACAAAATTGGTTTCTAATGGTGCACAAGAGATATTTGCAATGACCTCTCCTAAAAATGAAGCAAGTATAAAAAGTTTCACCAATGTCGGGTTCTCATTCAAACGAGATACGAAATACAAAGGAGCTGAACGTATCATTTTAAAATGGGAGCTATGAAAGTAATCATATATACTGATAATGTTATAAAAAACATCAAGAAAGCGGAAACGCTTGTGAATGTACCTGTCTCTCTCATATTCAAAGACTTCTATGAGGATATTTGGGAACATATCCATTACAAGGTTGATAATGACATTTTCTCACTTCACTTTGAAGATAGCGTGTGCTACTCTATTGGAAAAGCAATTCATAATCAGAAAGGGGCAGTAACTGTTACCGCATATGAAGCAATGGATTGTGTAGTAAATAAGGGTATTAAAAAAATATATATCCCCATCAATGCTTTCGACAACAGGGAGGGAGTAAGCCTATTTGAAGCAAGACAGATTGCTAATACGGTTCGTAAATGCGATGATAATGCCCACGCTTATGGAATGATTACTTCCGGCTGCCTAAATGGAAACAGGCCGAATATACAACGATTATGTGAAATATGGTCTAAGCTGAATAGTTATATTGAATCTATCAGTTTAGGAGGCAGTTTTTGGTTGGGACAGAATGAAGATCTGCCTAAATTCATAAGCGATGTGCGCATTGGAGAATATATGCTATTTGGTACAATCCCATATAACAGCGATGATGAAAAGTTAGGGTTAGATGGAATCGAGTTGCATACAGAAGTTATCGGTGTTTTCCCTGAGCGGAATCAAATACTACTTGATTGCGGTTATTCAATGGCTGATATGGGGGAATGTCATTGCCTTGATAACCATTTGGACTTTTCTAACAGCTCAAGCGAATACACGATAATGAAAGTATACGGCGACAGTTCTGACTATTGCATCGGAGACATTGTTACATTCATTCCCAGTTATAAATCCTTAGTCAAATTGAGATATGCAGAACACGAATATAGATAGACATTGGATTGACTACATAGCCAATCGTACCTTCGGTATGGAGTTGGAGTTTGCCGATGGTGACAAACAGCGCATTCTGCTTCCGTCTGGTTACAAATGGACAGACAACAAATTAACTATGATGAACAACTCGGACGGTTCGGCAGTTACACATCACGGTCAGTTTGGCGGCGAGATAAACACCAGACCATATCATTATTGTGAGAAAGATTTGCAAGAATTGAAAGGCTTCATTCAGACCATGAAAGATGCAGGGAGCTATCTTATGTGGAATGAAGGCTTTGATGCACATCTGTATATCAAAGATATGGAGTTGAATGTTATCAAGCGTATGTTTGTCCTTTCCTACTATACAGCATATCCAATCAAGCGGATATTCGATATAGCTGAATGGTGGGAAACTAAATACCTCGTACCAAGCCCTCCATACGATGTGGTGAAGCGTGTACTGGAAGCTGATAATATTGACAATCTACTGAAAGTATTCAGCAATGGTTCAGACAGGGGGCATATCAGGTATTGGCTCAATTTATGCTCCATTGCTAAAATTGGCACAGCAGAGTTCAGAATCTTCAATAGTTCATGGGATTTTGATAAGGTATTGGAAACAATCAAGTTCATGTATTCATTTGTGGAATATGCTTATCTGCATGAGGATATAGAAGAATATAAGCAACTTACCACCATTGAAAAATGCCTTGAAGTGTTTCACATTGATTATTCGAAAGTTCCACAAAGACATAAACCGCTTTTATGGGCAGCAGAACATTCTGATAATATGACGATTGTCGGTCAGATGTTTAAGAAATCCAACCGTATGCTATCCTACATCAAAAAAGAGGCTGCAAGGTTTGATGTCGCCCATGTGGTAAACTCATACTATATGGATATAGAGCAAGTGCTCACAAATCGTGAAATAAAAGTGTACACGAAGGAGTATTTCATATATCTCATGTACAAAGCTATTAAAGGAGAGGTAAAGGAATTACGCTTTAATGAAGAATATAGCTTCATGAATGTTCAATCAGAAAATCCAGCAGAGATTGTCGCCTCTATCCATTTGTTTAATGCCATTAAAAAGCATAAAAATTCGCAAGACATTTACCACAAATCATTATATGATGATTTTATGGCTCGTCTGAATTATTACAACAAGAAGTACACGGAACGCTACCAGAAACTCATAGATAATCTGAAATCAAAGAACATTGAAGTGCTGTATTGTGCTGATATTTCAGATGCCATACTTAACTACAACGAAAATGATATTTTGATTTACCAGAACGAGTTTCATTCTGGCATGAAAGCCACAAGCAATGCTTTACATCGTTTTCTTTTAAATGATTTCGGTTGGCAGGAAAGAAACCATACCAAATACTCTGAAATAGACGAAGAACAAGTGAATTACATGGCATTGTCGCAACATGGTTTCATGGGACGCAGAGAAGTATTCAAAGACCAAAGAACTTATGTCTATTCCAATGTCGGTGATACAGGCGATAGTAGTTTTAAGAAGCGTGCTATTACTCCATTAAAGTATAAGCGTCTACCTGATGATTATATGCTTACGGATAAAAGCAAACTTCGGTTTGTACGTGCTTCTATGGCAGAGATTGATTATCTGCGTATGATTTACTTGAAAAAGGGTATTATCCTCGGTTCTGCGCCATTCTGTTACTTATGGTTCTTGGATGATTATGTGTTCGGGGCTTGTATGTTTGATTTCCTGAAGGTAAGCAAATACGGCATGGATGCAGTTTGGATGAAGTCGGATTTTGTCATAGACCACCCTCTGCCTAAACTAAGTAAATTGCTGATTATGGGTGTGCTTTCGTCAGAATTTAAAGCAGAGTTGGATATAAGGTATAAGCATAATTGTGGTGTTATAGCCACTTCCGTATTTACCGATAAACCTGTTTCTTCAAAATATAGAAGTGTGTTTAAGTTGCACGAGCGTTGTGTTGGTAAATTGCATTATATACAGGATGCTGGTATTCGTGGGAAATTAGATGATATTTTAAAAGCTTTTGTGAAAAAATACGGCGATGAGCCGAGAAAGGAATAAAAGTTATGAAGCAGTTTCAAATAAAAGAAGTTCCGCTTTCTTCTATCAAGCTGATTAAGAAGAATGCAAGATTCATGGAGCAATCCATGTTTAACCAACTTGTGAATAATATTCGTAGAGATGGACAGTTAAGCAGTGTCCCATTTTGTGTTGAACATAACAACGGAACTTATACTGTTGTTTCTGGAAACCATAGAATCCAAGCAGCAAATATGGCTGGTTTGACATCATGTCATATTATGTATATTAATGAAAAGGATATTACCAATGACGAAATACGGGCTATTCAGCTAAGTGCAAATTCGATAAACGGTCAAGATGACCAAGAAATAATAAAGCAATTGCTTGATGAAATAACAGATGTAGCATTGAAAGAGTATGCTCATATCAGCAATGAAGTTCTGGAAAGCGTGAAGGACATCAACTATACGGTTGAAATGCCGAATAACGAAATTGTTCCAGTTACTCTGATGTTTGTAGATACGCAAAAAGTTTCATTTGATAAACTTATGGAAACATTGGAGTGCTACTCTGAAAAGGAACTTGGGAACCTCACTTTATTAGACATAGAAACGATGCATAGGCTGAATGAAGTTAGTGCTAAAGTTCAAGCCAAATATAAAATCAAAGCACAAGCACTAAGTATTTGTAAAATGTTGGAAATTGTAAACAATGTATTGGAGGGAAATAAGGATGGCACAGAAGTTTAGAATTCCAGTAAAGAAAAAGAAAGAAATTTTTCTCAATGCCCTTGATGCTCGATTACTGAATGTTACCAAAGCATGTGAAGCAGCTGGTATATCCAGAACTCTTGCATATAAGTGGAAAGAAAAGGATGAAGAATTTCGTAAACAATGGGAAGAAGTCGAAGAATCATTCAAAGACAAACTTGAAACGGTAATGTTTACGAAAGCTATTACGGAACAAGATAATACGATGCTCATTTGGTTGAGTAAAACAAAAATGCGTGATAGAGGGTATGTAGAAAAAATAGAACAAGACATTACGGTTAATCCATTTGAGAAACTTATGCAAGAACTTCCGGACGATGAAGAATGAGCAAAGCGGATAAATCAATACGATACATGAAGGCATGGCGAGAGGATTGGTGCAAGTTTGCGCATGATGTCTTACATGCACGGCTGGATAAAGAGCAGCAAACGATTTTGGAATCTGTTCAGCACAATCCAATGACGGCGGTTGCCAGCGGAACTTCAAGAGGAAAGGACTATATTGCCGCCTGTGCCGCTATGTGTTTTATGTATCTTACCCCTCGTTGGAAGGATGGTAAATTGGTTAAAAATACTAAGATAGCGATGACTGCGCCATCGGGTCGCCAAGTAAAGGATATTATGATACCTGAAGTTTCCAGATTGTTCCGCAATGCAGAAATATTACCCGGTCGTTTACTTTCATCAGGTATCAGAACCAATTATGATGAGTGGTTTCTGACAGGGTTCAAATCAGGTGATGATAATATGGAAGCATGGTCAGGGTTCCATGCTGTGAATACCATGTTTGTCGTTACCGAAGCCTCCGGCATATCTGAAACTATCTATAACGCCATAGAGGGTAACTTACAGGGAAATTCCCGTTTGCTTATTGTATTTAATCCGAATATCACAACTGGATATGCGGCACGTGCGATGAAGTCAGAACGATTTTCAAAGTTCAGGCTTAATTCTTTGAATGCGGAAAATGTAGTCAGTAAAAAGCTGATTATTCCCGGACAAGTTAACTACGAGTGGGTAAAAGATAAAGTGATAAATTGGTGTTCTCCCATTCAGAAGGCAGATTTTAATGAAGGAGAAGGTGATTTTAAGTGGGAAGGTGGTCTGTACCGACCTAATGACCTTTTTCGTGTCAAGGTACTTGGTATGTTTCCAAAAGTCTCCGAAGATGTACTTATTCCGTATGAATGGATAGAGATTGCAAATGATAATTGGAATCGTTTACAAGAAGAAGGTTTTACACCGTCTAAATCATGTAAGGTTGGCTCTGATGTTGCTGGTATGGGACGAGATGAAAGTGTACTTTGCCCTCGATACGGCAACTATGTCCCTAAATTTGAAGTTCACCAATCTGCTGGAAAAGCGGATCACATGCATGTCGCGGGAATGCACATCATATATCTTTCTGACAAAAAATCCAAAGCGTACATCGATACAATAGGTGAAGGAGCTGGAGTATATTCTCGACTGGAAGAACTCGGATATAGGAATGTTTATTCTTGCAAGTATTCCGAGAGTGCAAGAGGCTTGCATGACCTTACCGGACAATATGAATTTGCCAATATGCGAGCTTACTGCTATTGGTCTTTACGAGATTGGCTTAATCCGAAGAACGGTTTTGGGGCAGCTATTCCACCTTGTGACAAACTCATGGAAGAAGCAACCGAGACACATTGGAAGTTCCAAAGCGATGGCCGGATTATAATTGAACCGAAAGAAGAAATCAAGAAACGTATCAAACGTTCACCAGACTATATGGATGCACTAGCTAATACGTTTTATCCACATGACTATGATTTTATTAGTGACGAAGAATTACTAAAAGACTTTTTATGATCGCTATAAACCTCTATCTTTGTATCGAAGACTGTCTTATTATTTAAAAATAATTGCAGTTTTCATTGCTCTTATGTACGCCGGCTTGTGAAAGTCGGCGTTTTTGATATTACAATATCCAAGTTAGCAAAAGTTAAACTCTTGATTATGAGCAAAATAAGGCTGCAAATATTTGGTTAACTCACTGATAATGAGTATCTTTACAATACTAAAACAAACAACATTACTAACAATTAAAAGACAAGAGTAATGAAAGCGACAGACCTTTTCAATTATAAGAAAGAAGAATTTGAATCAATAGAATCTTTTTCAAAGAGGGTGTATGAAACAGCTAAAAGATACAGAAGTTCATTACACTTTACACCGCAAGAAAGTTACCACGTGTTAGTGATTCTCTCAAAGTATTACAAAGAAAGCGTATCTGACATTCTTTCTGCAATAAGAGACATTGAATTTAGATGTGCTTCAAAAAAATACAGAATACAATGGGTAAAGTGTTTAGCTGACCATTATTTAGTGATCGATAAAAGACAAGTTTAACCAGCAGGGCGAAAACCCTATATAACACATAAGAGCAATGAAACATTCGGAAGAACAAATAAAAGAAATAATGTTGGCCCTATACGAACAACTTGGCAGACATAGATTTGTAGTTATGACAGGATCAAAATTTACCGGTTACATGGAGAATGAATCTGGTGACATGGAGCAGGTTATTAAATTGAGCAAAAATAAATCTGGCGCAGATAAATTAATTATTACTTATGAAGAAGGTAAGGATACTTATTCTATGAGATTCATCAAATCCCCGAAATTCAACAAAAAGACTTTTTCTTTTTCCGAGGCCAAAGAGGTCTTCTTTTCGAGTGATATTTATGCTGAACAGTTGCAAGAAGTGTTCACACAAGTGACAGGCTTATATACTCATCTTTAAACATAAAATCGATGAAAACAAACAATCCTAACTACAAATTCGAAATAGCATAACTAAATACATAAGAGCAATGAAAAAGAAAGCCGTAGAATACAGCATAACAGCAAAAAAACAAGATTTTGAAGTTGTCAAAGTTTATTCTTCTATAGACTCTGCTAATTTCGCAAGAAAGTTCTATCATGAAGATATTCTTATTTATGAAAGTGCATTCATTATATTGATGAACAAAGCCTGCAATATAACCGGGTATGCTAAAATCTCTCAAGGAGGAATATGCGGAACACCAGTTGACAAAAGATTGATTGCCAAATATGCTATTGAGACTCTCTCTGCTGGTGTCATATTCGTTCATAATCACCCAAGTGGTAACAAAAACCCTAGTAATGAGGATATAAAAATGACTAACTCCCTTAAAAATATATTGAAATTGTTCGATATAAAATTATTAGACAGTATTATTTTAACTGAAAATGATTATTTTTCAATGAGTGATGAGTGCCTTATATAGTATCTAATCTGCAACCTTACATGCAGTTTTCAGATTCATTGACGAAACAATCTTTGCCATTCTCAATAGAATAACTGGATAATGACGCAAATTCAATTCCACTTGTCTTTTGGTTAGCTTTTAATTGGATTTATTATCTCTGTTTACTTTACGACAAAACCACTCATTCCCAGCTATCTTGTTTTTTGTCTTGCTTTGTTTTGTTCCTTATTATCCTCTTTTCTTAAAAAAATAAAACTCAATCAATATTTTATTGAAAAGTGTATGAAATTCATACACTTTACTATATATTTGCAGAAAGCGTATGAAGATGTACGCCACCCGACTTGTCGTAAACACCTGTTTGTCCGTTTAGGCGGAGGCACATCTGAAAGAAGATGCGAATAGTCTGCTGGCTACATTGCTACGCAGACTATTTTTTTGTTTAAACCTAAATGAAATGAACAGACAACAGCAAGTTTTCGTAAGGTTGAAACTTAAAGCGAAGGCGTTAGGGTTCAACGCAAAGGAATTGAAGGGTATCGCCGCCAAGATTGCCGATAACCTGAAATCCGCAGAAGATGCCTCAGAAGAGGATGTAAACGCAGAAATCGACGAACAGATAGAAGCGGTTCTCCCTTACCTCACTTTCGGCCAGTCGCAAGCCAACCGTTTGCTTGACGAATGGAAGAAGAAACACCCCGAATCAGAAGAAGATGATGATGACGACGATGACGATGACACGTCAAAAGGCGGCTCTCGTCAAGCTGGTTCAAACAAGAAAAATCCCAACAACAAAGGAAATGAACAAGACGAAGAACCCGCATGGTTTAAGTCTTTCAGAGAGCAACAGGAAGCGCGTTTTGCCGCATTGGAAGGTGAAAAAGTTTCCAACTTGCGTAAGGCTAAACTTGAAGCTCTGCTGAAAGACTCTGGAACATTCGGTTCACGTACCTTGAAAAGCTTCTCTAAAATGAGCTTTGAGAGTGACGACGATTTCGAGGAGTTCTATTCTGATGTTGAGGAAGACCTGAAGAATTACAATCAAGAGCGTGCAGATGCAGGTTTGGCAACATTGGCAACCCCTCCTGCTGCCGGAAGTAAAGGTTCGGGTAAACAAGATGAAGTATTAACCGACAAAGAAGTTGAAGATTTAGTCAACACTTTCTAAGTCAAAAAAGAAATTGTAACAATGGGTGCAACAGCAAATTTAGCAAGCGAAATGGAAATTCTCAATGCCGGAATGGATTCTGTCGTAATTCGGCATTATGTAGCTGGCATTATCGGAGGTCGTACTCTTGACGTATCAAATTATAACCTTCCGGTTATTAAAGCCGGGCACGTTGTTATTCGTGATCCGTCAACAGACACGTACAAACCTATGCCCGTAAAATCATCTGGCGATGGATACGACTCACTTCCCGGTTCTCATGAATATGTAGGAGTAGTTGTATGTACAAAACCAACTAGTGAACCATTGGTTGGTATTATGTATAGTGGCGAAGTCAATGATTTGGCTAGCCCATACCCCATAGACGACATAAAAGCGGCTATGAAAACGGCATTGCCAACTCTTGTATTCTTACACGATTAATGTAGAAAGGAGGTAAAAAATGAAAGAATCACTATTTATTGAATACATCAGAAAGATTTTCCCGAAACTTCAAACCATCATCGAGAGAATCAATGGTAAGCGAGGCAATCAGCTTACATATCTTCACAAGACAATGCTTCGCAAAGAATATTCCGCAGACCAAAAGTGGGAAAGTGCATCAGTTAACACAACTTATGTTGCGGCCGACATGGTAGCAATGGACTCACCTCTCCCTCCCAAGATGAGAGACTCCATTGCTCACGCAAATGGTACATTGCCAAAGGTCGGAATGAAAAAAATTCTTCGTGAGACTCAGATCAACACAATCAACATCATGAAAGCTCAAGGAGCTGCGTTCACTAATATAGCTAACAAGCTAACCAACGATGCGGTAGCTTGCTCTGTTGGTATCGATGAAAAGAACGAAGCAAACTTTTTAACTGCTTTATCTGATGGTGTCGTAATCGTTGAAGATGAGAACAATACAGGAACCGGATTGCGCATAAATTTTAACTATTTACCGCAAAATAGTTTTGGTGTAGAGACATCTGGAACTATTTCTTCCGATGACATAAAGCGTGTTATTGCAAAAGCTGACGCAGATGGAAACTCCATTACAACGATAGCAATCTCGTTATCGACTTACAATAAAATGAGACAAGAACAATGGGCAAAAGAATTGGTAGCCAACTATCGTGGACAGACGTTCGATAGCAACACCAAGTTACCTGTTCCTACAGCTACATTATTTGACGAAGCATTTGCCGATGACAACAACGGAATTACATTCTTAAAGATTGACCGTACAGTCATTTCTGAGAAAAATGGTAAACGCATTCCGTACAAACCGTGGAATGCGAACAAACTAATATTCCTTACCACACAAGAAGTTGGCGCATTAGTTTGGGGCACACTTGCAGAAGTTACTAATCCCGTAGCAGGAGTAATTTATTCCACGGTAGATGAATACAAACTTATCAGCAAGTATTCTAAAAATGATCCTTTGCAGGAATTTACAAGTGGTCAAGCATTAGTTCTCCCTGTTATTGAAAACGTAGACCAAATCTACTCTCTTGACATCTCAGAGGCTCAAACGATTGACTCTACCGAAGAGGGAAAAGATTCTACCGATAAGAACATCACCATTTGGGGGCAAGCCTACACGAAAGCAAACTTCGTCGCAGAGTTCAATAAAATAACCGGTAAAAACTTATCGACGACTATTTCAGACGATAGGTTAATCGCAGCTGTAAACAAATTGAATGATGCCGATGAAGCTAAGCTCAAAAAAGCTGTTGAATCATATAAAACAACAAATGGAGATAGTTAAGCCATGAAGACAATTCAGCAAGCTCTTATAGACGAAATACATTATCCTATCCCAGAAGGTTTTGTAGAGAATGTGATGATAAAACGCAAACTCAATCCATCTGGTTATTGCGATTCAAATACAATGAACTCAAAGGAGTATATGGGAGCTTTGGCTGATTGTCTTTGGTCTTTAGTTCAGGCTATCAATTTTTCTGAAGCAGACAAGTCTTTCGGTTCTTTATCAGATAAGGACAAAGAACGTATTCTGTTACGTGTTAACTCAATCTATAAAGCCATTGGTGAACCTTCGGTAGAGTTGGAGGCAAAGCCAATGGTATATATAGGTGACTGCCTTTTGTAATATGTCAGTAATAAGACTATATCCACACAGATTGCAGTACCTCGTATCAAAAGATGGTTACGAGGATAGTAATGGTGATTATCATGAAGGAGAAACTAACTGGGAAGGCTGTATTGAATGCGACGCGGTTCCTGCCGGAAAAGCCTCTGAAAAAGAGTTTGAAGATGGTATTGTAAGAAGCTATTCATATACAGTTTGTCTACGTGCAAATTGTCGAACATTCATGATAGGTGACAGGATTAAGATACATCTGCTTGAAGGAATTGAACGGGAATTTAGTGTGAAAGGTTTCCATCGCTACCAGCTTCAGTGTAAAATTTGGGTTTAGAATATGGGTATAAGAATGACCACCAAGCTAAGTGAAGTGAATGACATGCTCATGAGAGAAGCAGAGCGTGTCGAGCGTCTTACTATTCGTGCTTTATCCAAACTTGGCGAACAATGCGTTACAAAAATTCGTGATAGAGCAGGTGATAAAAGTTGGTACGACCAATCAGGCAACTTGCGTAGTTCGGTTGGATATGTAATTGCTCATAATAAGAACATCATTCAATACTCAGCTTTCAACCAAGTGAAGCAAGGTTCAGAAGGTGTAAAAACAGGTAAAGACTTAGCGGAAGAACTTGCTAAAAAATATTCCAATAACTATGTACTTATCGTAGTCGCCGGAATGAACTATGCTGAATTTGTAGAAGCGATGGATAATAAAGACGTAATTGCATCAACCGAACTTTGGGTAAAAGAACAAGTTCCATTGATGCTTGAAAAACTTAAAAGACAGATTGCGAAATAATGAAATCCGATATTGAAATAGCTAAGTTCGTTTATCACAAAGTTAAAGGTACAGAACTCGAACGTAATGTCACCGGTAAATTGAGTGATAGAGGAAGGCCTAACAAATCTGAAAAAGAAGATATAGTCATATCTGTTCTTGCAAATGAAGGTTGCGGGCAAATACAACGAGCTTATGTGAATGTCAATATATATGTTAAAGACCTATGGAATGAAGATACGAAACAATGGGAACGAGATACGGTCCGTGTAGGCAAATTATGCGAATTGTGTAAGTTCCTTTTCTCCATACGTAGAGGTGACTTCCATACCGTGCCATCGGAATGTAACCAAAAGGTGCATCCGACGGGTGTTTCCTTTGAGGACGGACATACGGAACATTTCATTAATAACAAACTGTATATCGAGATTAATAACGAATAAATTTTTAATGTAAATTAGGTATATCATGGCAGTAATAGGATGGGGTAAACCCCGTGTATTTATAAAAGATTTGGATGCTTCTGCTCCTAAATGGGAGGAATTACCTACCCCTGTGGAAGATTCTACACAGTTGACGACAACAAAAGGAGATAAACAAGAAGCAAAAATCGAAGGGGGCGAAAATGAGGATGTAAAGTATGGAAAGAATACCTATGCTTTGGCATTGAACATTCGTGCCGCAAAAGGACGTAAACGCCCTGTAAGTGATAGCGATGGTGTTGTTGCACACAATTATGCCGTTGTTGTTCAACCGGAAGACCCAGAAGTTCAAGGCTTCTGTATGGAGAAAACGACAGTTTCCGTCGAAGACACCTTTACTTCTGCTGACGGTGGTGTCTGGGCATACACTTTTGATGCTTTGAAAGCAGCCGCCGATAAAAAACAAATTCAGTGGGGTAAAATCATCGTGACGGAATCTGGTGGAAGCATCAGTAAAATTGAATGCGATCCTGAAGATGAATCTGGAGATGGAGATAAATTCGAAGTAGCTCCTAATCCAAGCGTTGGAGGATAATTCAATAGGTAGATAGAGCCAACGTGGGGGCTTTGTACCCACGTGTCCTGCGTATCTAGTGTAACGGTAGCACATATACACTCCATGTATAAAGTTGTGGTTCGACACCACAGATGCGCTCAATATAATATAATTTATTTTACATGGACAAAGAAGGGAAAATAATAGAAATGGATATTGCAGATACTATTATGGAAAGGCCTTATGAGTTCCATATAGGGGAAGAAATGCAATTCTACTTATACCCTGCCACATTAGGTAAAATATACCTCTTATCACGTCTTACCGAAAATTTAGAAATAAATACAGACTTCCTTTCTCTAAATCCATATATGGAAGCATTACGATTATGCGATTCCAAAAGAGATATTATATGCAAAATATTGTCTTACCATACATTCGATAAAAAGGAAGAATTATTCAATAGCCACCTGATAAATGAAAGACAAAAGTTATTTGAAGACAACCTCTCGAACGAAGAACTTGCTCAACTATTCATAATAGTGTTATCAAAGGATAACATCGAGCAGTTCATTAAACACTTCAAGATTGATATTGAGAAAAAAGAACAAGAAAAAATATCAATAATCAAGAAAAAGAAGTGTAACACTATAACCTTTGGAGGTAAAAGTATTTATGGTACTTTGATAGATATAGCCTGCGAACGCTATGGCTGGACTATGGACTATGTTGTATGGGGTATTAGTTATGCCAACCTGCATATGTTACTTAATGATTACATAACATCTATATACCTTACTGACGATGAGATAAAAAAATATCATATATCTATGGACCGAACATTTATAAACGGGGACGATCCTAAAAATATGGATAAAATAAAAGGCATGAGGTGGGACTAAAACTCAATGAATTTACCTCGGTCGTATTCGCTATAAGAAAAACATATATTATGTAAAAGTGCGTTATTATCCTCGTCAACATTAATTACTTTATATCCATAAAAATAAAACATCGGCCATGTAAAGCCGTCAGGTTTATAAAGTATTACAGCCAAATATACCCCTGTTTTTATGTCCTCAAAAATATTTATTCCAGAAAACGTGTCAGATGTATATGCGGGAGTCAACTCATTACCCAACTTATCTCTTAAAACTTGAGAATCGCCGTACTCCATTGTAGACATATAGCTGTCATCAAAGTCTCTTGCTGTTTCATATTCATACAAGCGAACCAAAGAAGGAGATGCAATTTTATTATCACATTTTACATTAATCATTACTGATAATATCTCAGGATCATTATCTGAGCAAGATGCAATGGATAAAGCACAAACTATGATTAGCAAAAACTTTCTCATAATTCTAAAATTTGTATTAGTTACGTTTATCATTTTTCTAATTTATTTTTCTTTGCAAGCCAATAATTCGACTCTTTCAATGCCAAATCAAGACCCTCTTTAAGACCATCGGCATAATTAAAAATATCATCGATAGTCTCAATGTCAATCCATTCATTCGTCTTGTAGTTATCCTTTGGCAAGCATATTTTTTTACTCCGTTTCCCTATATAAATGCGGCAAATCCACCACCATGTACTACCATCTATGTTCACGGAAAAATAAGTCTTGTAGTCGTTATATTGAATACGAGATACATCTACATACTGCCTCAATATACTGCGCACGATGTTATAGGCATCTATCTCCTCTTGTGTAGTAACTATACCTTTTTCTCGGTCTTGAAATACTACACCATCGGGAAGTTTTTCTTCATTCATTTCGTTCGGCTGTTGATTTTCATTCTCAACCTCTTGTGACATTTGCTTTTCGACCTTATTCTCATTCTTTATAGCCACATTCAAACGGTCGGATATAATATCGTTAATCACCGAAGCAATGGATTTCTTAACAATAGGTCTATATTGGTCCACAAGTTTTGCCGTATATTTCCCATCATTAAGATTACGGACAAAATAACGTGTAAATTCATCGTCCGGCATTTGGAAATTACGATTAAGCATTTCTTTTACTTGTATCGTGATTTGTAACTCTTGTGCCGTGCTCAATATATCTTGCTCGTTATAATAAGACTTATGAAACTTTTTCAGTTGCTCAATATCGTTGTCCGATAAATCGAGCATATTCACCACAAGGAACGGCTTTTCGTCCATTATGTTCACCTTTTCTAAATCTGTATAAAAGCGATATTCTATTCCATTCGTCAAGACCCCAAACCTAGCTTTTGAAGCGACAAAATATCTTTGTAACTGAGTGTCATGTAAATTCAAGTTTTGTTTACAATGCTTGCATTCTATAAGTAGGATAGGATTTTCGTCCTTCATTATGGCATAGTCTATTTTTTCGCCTTTCCTCTTAACTAAGTCACAATCCATTTCCGGTACGACTTCAAATGGGTTAAATACATCATATCCCAATGCTGCTATCACAGGCATTACAAAAGAAGTTTTTGTTGCTTCTTCTGTTGCTATGTTATCCTTCTGTTTAGTAATTTTCTCTACAATCTGCTGAATTGTATCTTTAAAGTCCATATCTTATACTGTTAAGATTGTTTCGCCAAAAGTATAATACAATAATCATTTATTAAAATATTTATACTCACACATTAGTTAAACTTTATTAACTCTATTCTATTTTATCGAAAGTAAATGAATTTCATATACTTTTGTATATTTGCAAATGATGTGATGTTACATCTACCCCTTTTAATCGAAAAGACTCATGGCCGGACTTCATTTTGATATAACAGGCGACAATTCTAATTTTCTTCGTAAACTACGAGAAGTAGAAACCGGAGTAACCAATACTTCTAAGGAAATAGAAAAAAATGGATTGGGCATAGAAGATATGTTCAACAAAATGACGAAAGCAGCAGCTGCTTTTGGTGCTGGATTTACAGCAAAAGAACTTATCCAAAATATTATACAAGTAAGAGGTGAATTTCAACAATTAGAGGTCGCTTTTACCACTATGCTTGGAAGTAGTGAAAAGGCAAACGTTCTTATGGCTCAGCTCACAGAAACAGCCGCCAAAACTCCATTCGATCTACAAGGTGTTGCCAATGGAGCTCGTCAATTATTGGCTTACGGTACTTCTGCCGAAGATGTTAACGAGACTCTTATACGATTAGGGAACATTGCAGCCGGACTTTCACAACCTTTGGGCGACTTAGTATATCTCTATGGTACAACTATGACACAAGGTCGACTTTATACACAGGACTTAAACCAATTCACTGGACGAGGTATTCCAATGATAAAAGAACTCGCCAAAGAATTTGGAGTAGCTGAAAGTGAAATCAAAGGAATGGTAGAAGCTGGTATGATAGGGTTTCCAGAGGTTCAGAAAGTCATACAGAACCTTACCAACGAGGGTGGTATGTTCTTTAACTTAATGCAAGAACAAAGCAAAACCATTACCGGACAGATTTCTAACATAGGAGACAGTTTCTCGATGATGTTGAACGACATCGGCAAAGCGAATGAAGGTATCATTAATGATGCATTATCCGGTGTTTCTTATTTGATAGAAAACTATGAAACTGTCGGAAAAACCTTGCTTGAAATCGTCGGAACATACGGAACGTATAAAGCTACATTGATTACTATAACAGCTTTACAAAAAGTATATTCCGCCGTATTAGCTCAGTCCGCATTAAATCAAAGTCTTGCATCAGCTTCAGGAATAACATTATCAAATGCAGAAGCTTTGGCTGCTACTCGCACGAAATTATTGCAAGTTGCGCAAGCTGCACTGAACAAGACTTTACTTGCCAACCCATATGTCGCAGTAGCAGCGGCAGTAGCAGCACTAGGTTTAGGGGTTTATAAATTAGTCACTTATCAAACAGAAGCGGAAAAGGCACAGGAAAGGCTAATTGCTGCGGGAAAGGAATCTGAGAAAGCCTCCTTATCTGAGCGAATGGAACTTGCTAAACTCAAGGGAGAATTGTCTGCATTAAAAGAAGGTACAGATGAATATAATACAGTCAAAGAAAAAATTGTTGCAGGATATAGCAAGTATTATGATGGACTCGAAGAAGAAATAAATAAAGTTGGACTCACGGAAGAAGCATATAATAAACTCACAAATGCAATCACGCATTCTTACAGGGCAAGACAATACCAGCAATTTAAGGCGGACCAGAAAAGTAACCTTGATACTGTCATGACTGAAAATCTTGGGAAGATTCAAGACCGACTTATTGACAAACTTGGTGAGGAAGCAGGCTATAAATACTACGCAAAAATAAGGGATGCCATACTTCAAGGAAACGTGTCTATAAGTAGGGATTCCAGAGGTTATCACATTGCTGGATTAGACCAAGACACTTTGGAAGCATTGGATAAAGTGGCTGGCGTTGATGGCGGTCTGTTTGATGTTACTAACCGTGCAGTTGAAAGTTATGTGTCCAATATACTTAATGCCATAAAGTTGACAGAAAGTTTAGATGAACAAGCGCGTAAAGATTTTGGCATTACAAGCACAGATACCTCTCAGCAGACAGCAAATGAGCCATTTTCCACCGAAGGCAAATCCATCTCCCAACTTGAAGAAGAAATCAAGAAGGCTGAAACTTCGCTTGCATCATTGAAAAAAGCCCTTGCAGACGGCAGTGGAACAAAAGAAGCAGTATCCCAACAAGAGGCTTATATAAAGTCGCTTCAAGACACTGTACTTGAACGTGAGAAAGATTTGAGAGTAATCAATGAAGTCAAAACACAAATCTCAAAATTAGAGAAAGAGCAGGGAGAAACTGTAAGCGGAAGCAAGGAATACAATGCGTTACAATCACGAATTGACGCACTCCGTGCAAAGCTGCCTAAAACCAAATCTGATAGAGCGGCTGAAGATAAGCAAGCAAAAGAACAAAAAGAGGCCGAGCAGAAACTTGTTGATGAACTTCTTGAGCTTCGTAAAAAAAACCAAGAGAAAGAAATCTCCCTCTGGGAAGAAGGTAAAGATAAAAAATTGCAGCAAATTAACTACTATTATGAAGAACAGAAAAAAGAAATTGAAAAGAAAGAGAAAGAGCTGGCCGAGTTGAACAAAGTAGCTAAGATTGAACCCTCCAAACTTAATGAGAATGGACTAACGACTGAACAACAGGAAGATATTGATACCGCAAATAGGTTAAATGAGAAGAATAAGAATAAACGAACCAAAGAAATTCTCGATGATGAAATCAACGCAATGAACGATTATCTTGCCGCTTACGGGGACTATTATGAAAAGCGTAATGCCATCATTGCGCAAGGCGAATCACGTAAGGTAGGCAAAAACGAATGGGAGCAGAAATCTATTGACGAAGAAACAAAAAAGGCACTCTCTGATTTGGATATAGAGGCGAATAAATCTACGTCTGCCATAAGTAAATTGTTTGACGATATGCGTCAACATACAGTTGCAGATATGCGTCTCATCGCTAATGAAGCTGAACGGGCATTCCAATTCTTGCAATCAGGCGAATGGGACGAAAACAAAGGTCTTGAATTTGGTATGACAAAAGAGACCTTCGACACATTGCGTAAATCTCCCGAAGAATTAGAACGAATTAGAAAAGGTATAGATAATGTCCGTAATTCCGCAGATCAATCTGAAACGGGATTTAACAAACTAGCTAATGGTCTTAAAGAAGTATTCGATGCCGGTTCAAATACCAAAAAATTGCAAGATGGACTCGAAGAAATAAGAAGTGGATTGAGTGAGGTATTAAGTGTAGCTCAATTTCTTTCCGACACATTTTCAAATCTCGGAGAAGCTTTCGGCTCTGACACACTGTCAGGTATTGCCGAAGGTATCAATGTGGCTATGGACGGTCTCAATTCAGCCATGCAAGGAGCAGAAGCAGGTGCTATATTGGGACCGATAGGTTCTGCTGCTGGAGCTGCCATTGGTCTTGTCTCCTCTCTTGCTTCCTCCATCGCAAAAATTCACGACGAAAAAAATGAAAAACGTATTCAGAAATTACAAGATCAGGTAGATACACTTGACCGTTCGTATGAACAGTTAGGCAAATCCATTGAAACTGCTTACGGAAAGAGTGCTTCCAGCTTGATTGAAGACCAAAATAAATTGCTAGAACAACAAAAAGTACTTATTCAAAATCAAATTAAAGAAGAACAAGATAAAAAAAATACAGATAGCGACAGAATAAAAGAATGGGAAAACCAAATTGACGAAATAAACAATCTCATTTCTGATAACAAAGAAAAAGCTATCGATGTCATATTTGGTGAAGACCTAAAAAGTGCTATTGATAACTTTGCAGAGGCTTATGCAGATGCTTGGGCTTCTGGCGAGAACAGGGCTAAATCTGCAAAAGATGTTGTAAAGCAGATGATGCAACAAATGGTAACAGAGAGTATTAAGGCAGCAATTAAATCCTCGAATAAAATGGAGGAAATACGCACCAAGTTGCAACAATTTTATGCCGACAACGTGCTTTCTCAATGGGAACAAGATTACATCAACAACATGGCTGAACAGCTTCAACAAGAAATAGATGCTCAATTCGGTTGGGCTGATAATCTCATGAGAGAAAGTTCCACCACAGAACAAAAGTCGACAGCCGGAGGTTTTGAAACCATGTCACAAGATACAGCAACAGAATTAAACGGCCGGTTTACAGCTTTGCAGCTTTCTGGTGAAGAAATCAAAAATCAAATGATTTCAGCCGTAATCTCTCTAAATTCTCTTTTATCTGTATCAACTAATAGCAATTCTATACTAAATAACATTCTTAATCAACATGTGATTACGAATAGCTACTTAGAAGACATTGCAAAATATACGAAATTATTAATTGATATAAAATCCGATATAGCACAAGTCAATAGGAATACTAAAGATTTATAGATATGAATACAGTAAAAGAAATAATGATGGCTGCTTTACAAAAAGGAGCTTGCGATAAGTCTTATGGTGTTAGTGACTGGAAAACTCTAGTATGGTTGTTCTTTACACCACAAGGTATAGAGTTTTGCGAAAAGAACAACTTCCCTCCTATTGAAACGTTCCGTGAGATGAGTAATGATATTGCCAATTATTGCGTGTTTGTCGATACTAATAATATAAAAAGAAGTAATGATACCAATATTGCTTTAATAGGCAATACCAACGCAGAACTGGTATTTGACGATAATACTAGAGTTCACAAAGTTATACTCATGCATGGAGCCAGAGCTATAATAGTTGCCCGTAATTACGCAGTTATTAGACTTATAAACATACGAAATTGTCCTGTAGAAATCAATAAAGACAAAACTTCAGTTATACTTAAATAAAATGGCATCGGGAGAGTTTTACATAAATGGGAAAGACTGCTATACAACTTGGGGTATAAGTATGGATACATCGTCCCTTTCCGCCTTAATGACACCGTCACCGTTAAAAGAGTTCATCGAAAACAAGTCTCGGTTAGAGCATGGCAAACGTGTCCTAACCTCTAATCCTAAAATCGATGAACGAAATATCACTTTAACTTTTAACCTGACGGCAAAAACGGAAGAAGAATTCTTTTCAAGATACAACAGCTTTTGTGAAGAATTGAAAACAGGCGTGATAAATATAAAGACAAAGTATCAACCCAATATTACTTACAAAACAATCTATATTTCATGCAATCAATTTACGCAATTCATGAGAGGAATAGCACGGTTTTCTCTAAAACTTGTCGAATATAACCCGGCAGATAGAAATTCATAAAAAAGTGCATGTTTTTCATACACTTTTATTATCTTTGACTGAAATCGTATGAAGATATACGAAACCATCATGATAGACATTAAAAACATACAAGGAGAGACTATTTTATCAGTTCCTATAACAGAAGAATCTGTTCATGTAGAGGAATTGATGAAATCCGATTATGTAGAATTGTCGTGGAATTCGGACAAAAATGAAGAGATTCCAGTAGGGGCCTATATCATGCTCGATGGTGAGAAATATTCTCTTTTGGAGCCATACAATCCAGAACAAAATAACGAGGTCGAATTTCAATACAAACCGCAATTCCATTCGAAATTTATATCGTGGGGAAAAGTGCCTTTTTTCATGTATTCTTACGATGAAAATAACGAGATAACGAATCGGGAACCGGATTGGTCTCTTACCGATAATCCGGCCAATTTCATGAGCGTTATTTGCAAGGCTATCGAGAACGAAACCGGGGATACATGGACTTACGCCGTCGATTCTTCTCTTAACGCTTCCACTTCTTTGTCTTTCCAATCAATCGACATATTATCCGCCTTGAACAGTATAGCCTCTGCGTTTGAGACGGAATGGTGGGTTGAGAAAGATTCCATGATTATTCATCTGTCGAAAGCCGAGCATGGAGCTGTTGTTTCTCTCGAAGTTGGTGAAAACATCAATACACCTTCGGTTACGGAGGGAAAAGATGGGTATTATACCCGATTTTACGCATTCGGGTCAACTCGAAACATCGTACAGGAATACAAAGGTGCTAATGTCAACAATTTGGTCAACAAACGGCTGACTCTTGACCCTAAAAAATATCCGAACGGATATAAAGATATAAGGCCAAACCTTCAACAGGGAGAGATATTTAGCAAAATCCTCCTGTTCGATGATATATACCCTTCATCGGAACTCTCCATATCAGATGTCAGATTCCGCCTTATGTGGCGTATAGACTCGGAAACGAATGATAAAATACAGATAGGCACAGATGAAAATGGAGATCCTATATACGACCAATATGCGATATGGTATTTTCAAATACCGGAATTTAACTTCGACAATTCCATTTATGACGAAGAAAAAAATCCGAATGGTATGCGTATACCAAATAAGGAACCTTCGGTACATTTCCAATCGGGGGCTTTGCAAGGTATGGAATTTGAGCTTATATACCATGATGAGAGTAAAACAATAACGAGTGATGATGGCATAAGCTTCGAAGTCAAAAAAGGAGATTTCGAGATTAAATATAAAGAGGAAGAAGGTAACTATATTATCCCTGCTATTACGGGACTTATACCGTCAGAAAATGACGATATTATCCTATTCAACGTCAAAATGCCGGAAGAATATACAGATTCGGCGTACACACGGCTGGAAACGGCTATGAACGAAGAAATAGAACGATTATCTTCTGACCAAAACAACTACCAGTTTTCATCTAATCCTGTGGTGTTCGATAAAAACAATCCCGATTTATCCATAGGAAGAAAAGTCGAATACATAAACGCAGGATATTCATACGTTACTCGTGTTATAAGCCTTACAACCAAACTCGACTATCCTTGCGAACAGACTATTACCATCGGTAATAACCTAATAAAAGGGAATACGCAAGAACTGAAAGAGGAGGTTGCATCGGCCAATAAAAATATCGACTTGATTTCTGCCATCAATGATATGACGGCTTCCTTGCAACAATCGTATCAACGGACTGTAAAACAAATGCAGGAAGGATTTGCCCGTATTAACGATATGTGGAAATTCGATACAGAGTTAGAAAATACAATATACTCGAAATTCAATGTGTATTCACAGGGCGGAATATCCGCTCTTGGTGTATGGCGTGGAGAAGGGGGCGGCGGTGGCGGAGGAGGGCTCATCAAGCTCGTTCATGGGTTCGACGATCTGGGCGGCGCATTCGACAACGCCACGATGACGGATACTTTCAACGCCTACTCCATCAACGAGATTTGGAAACTCGCCAACGCCGGCGCATCTACGATAGGTACAGGCAATGTGGTGACGGCCGTCAGCAAAACAGCCCTCGGTATCGTTGTCACCAAAGGCATAACCCTGTACGATTGGGTACAGCAGCCGAACAAGCCTACCTATTCACTGGCCGAGATAAACAACGTGAGCGGTACATATACGGGGCTGACCGTAGGCAAGGCGAACAACGCCGATTATGCCACGAATGCCGGATATGCCGTCTCGTCAGGAATTTCCGCCAACACGAACGCCTTTGCGAACAAGGACATTTACCACTACCAAGAGGCCGGGTGGATTATTCTGTCATCGCATAAGTATATAGATTCCGAGAGTCGTTGGTATTGGAATAAGATTGCTACCGTCACGGACTGCCATACGAATTATTCGGGCGTGGTCATCGAAATCGAGGCCGTCGAGGATTATGTGACCGGAGGAGCCGTTTACGGAAGGCTTTACCTTACCTGCGGGGAGGGTGCTATATCCCTTAACTTGATGACCATGCAGAAATGTCAATCCCAGAGGGAGCTGTACATACATGCCTGTATAGACAAGAGCGGGAACGTGTGGGTGAAAACGAATACGCAATGGCATAACCAATTCCGGTTCAGAATCGTCGGGAAAGAGTATCTCTATATCGACACATATACGAGCGAGATAGAAACCTCTCTCGACAAACCTGCCGACACGAGCGAGGAAATAGAAAACCGGATAGTCGTGCTTCGGGACGGTAATTTTACTTATTTCTCGAACTCCCGCCTCGACAACGTCACTTGCAGCCAAGCCGATAAATTAGCCTCTTCCCGGAAAATCTGGGGACAGTCGTTCGACGGGACGGGTGACGTTTCGGGTAATCTGATCGGTGTAGGCAGCATTAGCGCGGAAGGGGCTATAAGCACAAAGAATGAGATATTTGCGGACTATGGAGTGTATACAGATGGAGAAGTGTATGCCATAGGTAATATTACATCGGAGGGCAATATCTCGGCACAAGGCTCGGTCACCGCTCTAACGACTTCGGACAAACGTTTGAAGCGAGATTTCGACTATACCCGAAGTTATACCGACAGACTCTTGGCTATGGGCAGGGTATGCGATTTCCGATACACCGAAAAAGCACGGAAGCGTAACAAGGGCGGTGTGGACGGGGAAGCCCATACGGGGCTGCTGTATCAAAAGGTGAAAGAGGTATTGCCATCGATGGCATACGAGACGGAGGACGGCTACGGAGCCTTGAACTACCTGTCGCCCGACTATATCAACACCATCGCCGGGGCGACGCAAGAGACCGCCCGTCTGGTCAAAAGCCTGAGAGAAGAAATAGACAAGCTAAAAAAGGAATTGTCCGAATTAAAAGGGAAAGGAGGAAAGTGACGTATGGCAATCAGTAGTAACAAAATCATTGCCCCGGTAGCGATAACCGACCCATACAACTTGCTGGGGATTTATCCGAAGAACGGGGTATGGGATGTGGCCGACATCGTTGCCCTCGAACGACCCCTGTTGCAGGGTGGCCGTCCGGGGCGTATCAACAAATGGAGCCGCCATAAACCCGTGCGCTATCCGCAGGCCGCACCGCTATCCGAAAATTATCCCCAGCAATCCGGCGGTGTCACTACATATATCGACCAATGGGAAGGAAGCGAGACGGATAAGAATCAAGGCATACGCTATGGCTTGAAAGCCACGATACCGCACGGTACGAATATCGTCGCTATCCATGACACATCCTTCGATTATGTCGCCTATCCGCACCCGGGTACGGATTTTTGCCGCCTCAGTGACTTCGACGGCTACGACCACAATGCGGAACCTAATTTAACGGGAAGCCGGATCGGCGAAATCAGTGCGGACGTGCCGTATCTCTTTGTCGATATTAATTATTACGATACTTCTGTGAATCCTACCGGCGTACCCGTCGAATCGTGGCTGGCGCTGGGCTCCGACAAGGGTATCGGCGATTATTATCCGGCCATTCTCGTCACCGACGAGAACGGGGGAAGTTACGCCCGCCTGCTGACGAACGCCTCGACAAATACGATAACGACCTTACGGGTAAAGGGGACACCTATGGGAGATGTCTGGTATTCGTCATTTAAGGTCAAGTTTTTCAACGACGGGACCGTATCGCCAAGACCTCCTGTCGGCCAGAGCGACACGTTCCCGGGGGAGGATTCGATAGGGGCGAATTTGAAGGTGACTTTGTTCATTATCGACAGGAAGTCGTTCGAGTACTGGACGGGAGTGAGCGCACAGATCACATTGGGCGATTATTTCCCCATACCTACATCGATTGCCATGATGGCCGAAGTAACAGGAGACTATACGATGATAGAGATTACCAATTTCTCATATTTCCTAAATCGTTTTCAGATGCGTATTGGGTTCCCGAATGGTACTCCGACCGTGGGCGAAAAATATGCTTTCCGCATCTCGGGAGGTGGATTCACAGCCTCGTATGACTACGAGTATACGGGAGGCACTGCCGCTCCCATTATCAATGTGACACCGGCCACTTACCCAATGGCCTCGGGCACATACACGGTCTTCTGCTCGGTATATGCAATCAATCAGGCTGGAGGCATGGGACCCCTGCTCGATACCGCTACCACGTCGGTGACCTATGTCAAATGATATTAACCACAAAAAACAATACATTATGATTGAGTTAGTAAAAATCAGTGAGAACATCAACCGTTCGTTCAATGGAAAAGAAACGGTAGATAACCTGCAAGCGGTTAATTACCGAATCATGGAGAATGGAGCGGAAAAAGGCCATGTCACCGTCGGGCAAGGCAGTTTTAACATGAATGTCTATTCCATGACCTCCACGGTCGAAGAAACGAAAGCTCTGGTTGAAAAAATGTTCAACGCATTATCCGATGGCAGTGATGAATGAAAAAGAGCCCATAGTGAAATACTCGTGGGAGGATATTAAGTTTACGATTGGCTTCGAGGACAAAAACGGAAGTCCGCTCGATTCCGAGACGAAGAAATTCCGGTTCATCTACCGGGACGAATCGGGTTGTTGCTGCGAAGTGAGCTACGACGGGAGTACACGTAAGAACTGTGTGTACCGTGACGGCGTGCTGTACGGCATATTCAATTCCGGGACTTTCCGATATGGCTTGCTCACGGTCGAGAGGCACTATTGGATAGAGGATGCTGATTTCGAAGACGGCAAATGGGACTATGGCGATGTTTACAAAACCAATATAATCATCAAGTAGTATGGCAGATAATGATTGTATAATCGTTCATGAGAAGGTGGTAGTGCCGGAGCCAGTCGTGGTGGTGGAAACAGTTGCCTTGCCCGGTGAAAAAGGAGATAAGGGAGACCCTTTTACCTACGACGATTTTACGCCGGAGCAAATCGCCGAGCTTCAACGTCCTGCGACAGAAGCGGCGGCAGTTGCCAATCAATCGGCTGAAAAGGCAAACAAGGCGGCCACGGATATAAAGGCTCTCGGCGACACGTTGACGGCGGAAGAAGCAAAACGGGAATCTGCTGAAAGCCGCCGTGCCTCGGCAGAGAGTGAGAGAGCCGAAGAGGAAGTTCAAAGAGAGACGAGTTTTTCCCAAATGCAAACTACCCTTGAAGGGCTTATTACGGATACCCGCACAGCTACATCGAACGCTACCACAGCGGCGGGAAATGCAGAGAATGCCGCAACGGCAGCGGAAAACTCGGGCAACCCCGCCAATGAGGCAGCTGATAAAGCGAACCAAGCCGCAGAGAGCATAGACAATAAAATCTCCGGGAAACAAGACAGATTGATTAGTGGAGAAAACATCGAAATAAAAGACAATGTTATTTCTGCGCAGGGGATAAACGGGAAATTATTCGAAGATACGAGTAAAACCTACCAGCTGTATTATTTTAAAGACGGCTTGTTCTTCTATTGCAACAAGGACAACAGGCTTGCCTGTTGGAATGAACAGACAGGAGAAGATACCGTTTATGATGAAATCCCGTTAAATATACATTCATATCACTATACTAGAAACTCTTGTTTCGTTTATAAAGACGGTAAAATCATTGTACCTAACAGTAGTGCCATCACCTGCTGGGATTTAGATACACGAACTAAGATATGGACTTTATCAGAACCGTACTATAATTGCAACTTCGTCGAATATAAGGATTTCGTATATTTTTACAAAAACGATGGCGTTCTACGACTGATAGATTTTGAAACCGGTCTCATTGAAAAAGAATTCGATCTGAAAGAATTGTCCGGAGCCTCCATTCCAGATATTCAGAATTTCGGGCAATGCGAATACAACGGATTCAATTATTTCCTGTCGTACAGTAATTTGTTTAAAATCGACAGTTCCAACGGCGATATTTCATTTGTCGGGAAAATAGAAGGTTCAGGATATAACATTATCGTCTATTTCAACAGTGCGGCTTATGTTATCGCCCATCAAAAGATTTGTACGATAGAGATGTCAAACATAGAGAACGGAACTCTTGCCAAGAAAAACGAAGCGGGATATACCATGAATACTTATGTCAATGTTTCCCCAAGCGATTCATTGATGGGCAATGCGATTTATGGGTATAGATATAAACTCACTTTCAACAGCTTGTACTACAATATTTATGTATATGCAGATATAAATATGGACGAATATGTCGGGAGAGTGATAAAAGGAGATTCCGGGTATATTCAGATTCCTAACCCGAATTTGGGAAGTGGAAAACTTTTGTATCCGAGGTATAAAAAATTCAATTGATATGATACAAGTTAAAATATGCGACGAAAGAGTCACTAATATTTATTATGGCGAAACCCTGATAGAAGGATTTATACGAATTGATTCTATCCCATCTCCCGAGGAGATACCCGGAAAAATCCCCGTGATGTATTACCGGAACGGGGCGATAGTCTATGAATATGTGGACGCACCGGAAGCGACGGATAACGGCACGGAAACATCTCCCGTACCAATGGACTACGGAGAAATGGTGAACGGATTGATCCGTCGGAAATATACCTTGTCGGAGGAGCTGGCGATACTTCGGCAAAGGGACACGAAAGCAAAGGAGTTCGAGGCTTATAACGCCTATGCGGAATCCTGCAAAGAGGAAGCCAGAGAACTGGAACGAGTGTTTAACGAACAACGAGCAAATTGATATGGTAGGAATAAATGAGGCTACGGAGGTAGCCAGAGGGATAAGCGAACAGGGGTTCTT